CCTGTCCCAAATGCTTTTCTATTAGCATCATTTATTTTTTTATTAATTTGTTTTTGTTCAACAGTTTTATCTTGCACTTGTCCAATGACAGCACCATCGGCATCAATCTCTATTTTCGATGCCCCCATATTACTCTCTGCCTCTTTTTGCTGTTTATCTGCTCTATCTCCGGCGGTGCTTGCGAGCTCAGCTTTTGGGGATTCAATCTGTTTTACAAAAAATGCAATGAAGTGACTATTCCCATCTGTGCCAAGGTCAAGGGGATATTGAAGAACCTCACCACCTCTAGTGGTTTGGGCATTTCCAGTGACAGGACCAGTGTTGGGTTGATTGAACCTAAGACCTTTTGCTCTATTCAGTCCAAGAGCACTTTGTGCGGTTTTAGTAAGAAATCCAGATGCAGTTGATTGTGCTTTGTTTCTAAGTGCTGTGAATACAGGCATACTAAATAATCCTTATATCATTTAAAGTATTTATACAACATGTCATACAAAGGTCGATACACTCCTCAAAATCCAAAAAAATATAGAGGTAACCCACATAATGTAATCTATCGCTCCCTGTGGGAACGAAAGTTCATGGTGTACTGTGACCATAGCGAGTCAATCATAGAGTGGGGTAGTGAAGAGGTGGTGATACCTTACAAGTCACCTTGGGATGGCCGGATACATCGTTACTTTCCTGATTTTTACATAAAGATAAAAACGAATGAAGGGACAACCAAAAAACTTATTGTTGAGATAAAACCTAAGAAACAAACAAAGGCACCAAAAGAACCCGAAAGAAAAACTAAAAGGTATTTAAATGAGGTGAGGACTTGGGGAGTGAATAGTTCAAAGTGGAGATACGCAACTGAATGGTGTAAAGATAACGGTATGGAATTCAAGATACTGACAGAGGATGATTTAGGTATTCGTTATAAATAATTATATGGCCGAAGATAATTTCATACAAAGTGTTCAAGACTCTGCTGGTGACGCTCCACAATCAATTGGGTGGTATCGGGACAAGATACGAGAGTTTGGTAAACCAGCACCCTTAGACTTGATTAGGGATGGTCGCAGAACAGCTAAAGTGTCTGCTTTTAACTTGAATATGTTTGTATATGATCCTAAATATAAAAAGACTTTACCATACTATGATACGTTTCCACTGGTTCTACCTTTGGAGAGATATAGTGATGGATTTTTAGGATTAAATTTTCATTATCTACCGATACCCTTGAGAGTTAGATTACTTGATAAAATTAACACCATCCCAGAGGACAATCAATATAATGATGGGGAGCAACTTAGAATAAACTATGCGAGGGCTAGAACTATACCAATGGCCAAAGCAGTTATTAAGAGATATCTTTATGGTCACCTAAAATCTCAAATTCGTGTGGTGACACCAGATGAGTGGGTAATCGCAGTTTTGTTACCAGTGCAAAGATTTAAGAAAGCATCTACGTCTAAGGTATATAACGAAACTAAGAAGATGTTTTAAGGATATAAAAAATGGCAACAGGATTAGGCACATTCGCAGACGCTGTTGGATTTGGTTTACTAAACGATATACTAGCATCATTTAGTGACCAAAACGCATACGGCAGACCAAACTTATATGAGGTTCAAATCCACCCGCCCCGTGGTGCATCTCCAGCTATGGGTGGTCACAACGTGCAGGACATATCTTTACGGGCAGAAAGCTTTCAAATGCCAGGTAGGTCAGTGCAAACTCAAATAGCGAGTGCTGGTGCTATAACAGGACCACAAAGAGAATATATCACAGAGGTGTTATTCGCAGAAGAGATTAGCATGACGTTTCAAGCAACAGCTGGGTTGGATGAAAGAAAGTTTTTTGAACAATGGCAACAACTCTCATACAACGTGACTACGTTTGATGTAGGGTATTACAATGACTATGTTGGAACGATGGATATATTTTTATTGAATCAAAATAATCGTAAGACATTTGGTCTTAGGGTAGAAGAGTGTTTTCCAAAATCTATCGCAGCAGTAGAACTGGCAGCAGGACCAAGTTCAGATATTATAAAAACCACCGTATCGTGGATGTTTAGAAAGTTCTCACCACTTGACGCAGAATCTCAACAAAGTCTCGGTGGAACACTAGTTGACACATTTACAAATACAGTTGAAAGAAGTTTAACAAGAAATATTCCAGCTGTAGTGAGGAAATTATTATAAGGATGAAAAATTATGGCGTTACCAAAACTTGACACACCAACTTACACTTTAGAATTACCATCAACAGGAGAGGAAATAAAATATAGACCATTTCTAGTAAAAGAACAAAAGACATTATTGATTTTACAAGAATCTGAAGACAAAAGAGATATTATAAATGGGTTACAAAAAATTGTGACTGATTGCACCTTTGATAAACTAAACATGTCTAAGATGCCCATATTTGATTTTGAATACTTGTTCTTAAAAATTCGTTGTAAATCTGTTGGAGAGACAGCTGAACTAAACTTGACATGTCCAGATGATAATGTAACAACTGTTCCAGTGACAATAAATCTTGATGAGATAGATGTGCAAGTCACAGAGGAGCATACCGACACGATAAAAATTACAGACAATATTAGTATGATTTTACGTTGGCCAACCGTTTATGACGTTGGTGATGTAGAGATGACCTCAGATAATTTAGTTGATAATGTTATAGCACTACTAAAGAAATGCATAACTCAAATTAATGAGGGCGACACGATACATAATCGGACTGACATGAGTTCAGAAGAGTTGGATGAATTTATTGATAGTTTACCAACAGATGCTTTTGAGGATGTTGGTAAATATTTTGAAACCATGCCCCAACTTCTTCATGTGGTAAATATTACCAATCCAAACACTAAGGTAGATAGTGAAATCGTTATTCAAGGATTAGAAAGTTTTTTCGAGTAACCCTCTCACATGTCACACTGTCTTCATATTATGAAATGAACTTTGGATTAATGCAACATCATAAATATAGTTTGACAGAACTTGAAAATATGATACCGTGGGAGAGGGATATATACGTTGGTTTATTAATAAATCACCTTGAGGAAGAAGAAGAGAGAATGAAAAGGGAAAATCGTAAAAGGAGTTAACGGTGGCACAAAAAAAACTTGAGCCGGATAGTCAATATGAAAAGTATGATTTAGATGGTGATGGTGTTGTGACTGATGAAGAATTTGAGATGGACCAAAAATTAGTAAGACTAGAGAATGAGGATAAGAAGGAAGATGCTCAGCGTCGAATGGCGTGGTTTGCACTTGCCGGTATGTTATTATATCCCACACTCGTTGTATTATCTGTGTTGACAGGTTTAGAAAAAGCAGCATCTGTTTTAGGTGACATGGCACCGACATATTTTGTTTCCGTTGCAGCAATCGTTGCGGCATTCTTTGGTAAGGAAGCATATGTCAAAAGTAAAAATGCTGAAGTAAGTGTAAAGAAGTAGGATAGAATTATGGCAACTCAAGAAGATATGTATCGTGAATCCCAAAAAACGGGAGCTAGATTGCAAAAACTCACTGAGCAGTTGGAAAAAAAACAAATTTCAGAAGGCGGACTCGGATTGAGTAAAAAGGGCTTGAACAAACTTACAGCAATGGTGAAAAAAGCAGAGGAAGCAAATGCACTCCAGTTGAAAAGAGAAAATATTGAAAGAAAACTTCTTGGTCAGTCAGAAAAACAATATGACGCAATGTTAAAGCAGAGAAAAGTCACTGAAGAATCAAAAAAAGCAATGGAGGACATTGAAGCGGTCCTTGGCGAAGATGCAAAAAATAACAAACAGTATCAAGAAGCGCAAAAAACATTTAATAAGCAACAACAAAAGGCACAAAAACTTGAAGCTCGCAGAAGTTTACTGACAAGGTTTAAAGATACTAAAGAGGAAAAGGGAACTGGTGCAGCTGTTAAGGAGGTTGGTGGAACCGCTCTAGAAGGTCTAAAGAAAACATTTGCTCCAATGAAAGGTATTTTTGATAAATTTGGGGGTATATTTAAATTATTGATACTTCCCGCACTTCTGTTAATTGTTAATAGTCCTATATTTGAAACCATTAAAGAAAAGATAAAAGGATTCATTGACTTTTTTGGTGAAGAAGGTCCATTTGGGGAAAAGGGAATATTTGGAAGCGCTGGACCAATACTGGGTATGGGAGCGGGAACCTTACTTGGTGGATTAGCTATCGCAACTCTTTTAGCACCATTCAAAGTGATTGGTGGTATTGGTAAACTTGGTCTTTTCATAGGGGGAAAACTATTTGATGCCATATCAGGTGTTGTAAAGCTGATAATAAAAGGCGCAAAGGGGATAGTAAACAAATTTGCAAATAGAAATTTGGAGGGGCTAGATAGGCGATCTGGTGTTGATAGCGGTGTTGACAAAGACGACAAAAAAGACAAAAGACGCAGACAAAAGAAACCAAGGGGTAGACTTGGGCGCCTATTCAGTGGTGCGGGTAAATTAGTTAAGTCAGTTGCCGGCGGTGCCGGAAGAGCAGGGGGTGCGATTGCATCAGCTGGAAAAGGTGTAGTTGGAGGTGCAAAAAAAGCGGGAAGTGCGATTGCAAAAAGTGGCGCAAGTATGGGCTCTAAAGTTGCCGGTATAATCGGAAAGGGGGGCAGATTGGCCCTTGGAGCAGCAAGGTTTGCTGGCCCGGTTGGACTAGGAATTACAGCTGCAATGGGAATATTTGACGGTGTATCTGCTGGTGTAGAGGAATTTAAAAAGTCTGGTAAATTAGGTAGTGCAGTTCAAGAGGGACTTGCTGGTGCAGCTTCAGGTTTAACATTTGGTTTGGTATCACAGGAAACAATATCAGGTGGCCTAGGTAAAATTGGTTCATTTTTTACGAGCGATGACGATGACGCAATTGCTGAGGGTGCTGGAGTCGTATCAGCCCCGCTCCCTAAAGCGCCCGGTAAAGCAACAGCGACAGCAGCAGGGGTGCCAGTGCGAACAGGACCAGACTTTAAAGGTGGTAGAAGAGTCGGAATTGCCGAAAGAGAGATGATAGAAGAGATGGGCATGGACTTAGGAGATATTGATCTAGCGGCGACGGCTGGACCTTTCGGCGATGATGAGAGGACCGCAAGAGAAAAAATAAAAGACCGAAAAAGAATGAGGAAAGGCCTAGGTGCCGATGTCAGCAAACAGATGATGGCCATCAGACGAGCCAGAGAGGCAGTCCGAAAAGAGGAGGCAATCGCTGAGGGTGCTGGGGTCCCACCAGCAGTGATTGATGGAAGAACCATGACTGTCAATGAGGGTCCAAAGACAGAAAATAACACAAGCACTTCTCCATCGTTAAGACCAACTGGTTCAACGGGTCAACTCGCAATGGGTGCTGGTTCTATGACGGGTGGAGCATATCTATAAGAAAAACCCCCACATTTCTGTGGGGGTTCGTCTCCCTACCAGCATTATTACTGATAGTATTACTCCTCTGCGAGTTTTTCAAAGTATGACATTGCGTCATCATCTTCATCATCAACAACTTCCACAGAGGGAGCTGGTTCTGGTTTAGTGTCAACCTTGGCACTAGCACTTGGTTCATCTTCCATCAAAGTCTGAACCGTGGTGTTTGCAACCACCGTGCCGGACAGAACCGCATCCAGACGAGTCTTCAACTCATCATAGGACTTGAAGTTAGTCGGAGATGTAAAGTCAGCAAGAGAATACTGTTTACTATACAGTTCTTCAAGAGCTTCATCATCACCGTCGAGCAGTGCAGATGTACTATCAAACGATGATAAGTCATAGTTCCAATAACCATCTACCTTACGCAACTTCAACTTGAAGTTTGCACCTTCCCAAAAATCAAAGGGATTGATTGGGTCAGTATCAGGGAACGGAGGCTGCATCGCTTCCATAACCTTATCAAAGATTTTCTTACCATAACGATAGAGAAAAACTTTACCCTCATTCTCTGGGTTTGACTTATCACTCACAACATAGATGTTAGAGTAATACTGGAGCTTGCGCTTCTGCTTACGAGCAGTCTCCTTATCAGATTCAATACCAGAGTTCCAAAGTTTGGAGTTATACTCTGATACAGGATCGTTGTTACCCAGAGTGGTTAGTGAGTTTTCAATATACCACTGACCAGTTGGACCTTGGAAAGCATGGTTCCAAAGTTTTACCCAAGGAAGGTCTTCATCCTTTGGTGCAGGCAGGAAACGAATGACAGCGTAACCGTTGCCGGTCTTATCCATCG